TGTTCAATAAGGGGGGTTATTGTCTTTTCAATTATTTCATCTTTATCTTTAAATCCTAATGATAATTCTACTCCGGAATTTATAGAATGACATCCGCCGTCACCAATAACTAAACCCATAATTTCAAAAAATTCTTTTGAATATTCTTTTGAATTTAATTTATATAGTCGCGGTATACGTTTTAACCAAATAATAGTTTTTATATCATTACCTATTTCTTCTGGTTTTACTTCATGCAAAGGACTGTTACAAGTTTTTCTTTTTTGTACATTTACATATCCCATAAGTGAATGATCTTCTGTTACATCTATGTACGTTGAGTTTGTAAACCACACTCTGAACATTTTTTTCCTGTTTTTATGTCGCATAATGTATTTAACTGGTTTATAACATGACTTGTTTATATTTGAATCATAAGTTAAAACCTTTAAATTTTCAGGGTGATGATATTCCTTATCACCAATAATATTATCTATAGAATCAAATAAATTTTCTATTGTTTGACTATTTCCGTCATCCACATATAATAAAGAATCTTTGGCTACTGAGTCCCCGTATATAACTGAATCATTAGGATATTCATATTTTCCATTTAAATCTTTACCAATTTGCCGGGTTAAATGAAATAATATTTCTCTACCTGTTTTTGTTGTAGATTCTGCTAATCTAATATCAAAAAATTTAAAATATTTGTTGCCCATACAACCATATAATGAATTTAATTGAATTTTTTTAATATGTTGAAATCTATCATATAATTCAAATTTCAATTTCAATTCCATATATTCAGAATTATTTTCATCGATGTTTTCTAATTGAATTTTATATTCATTCATTAATTTTTTATATTTTTTTCTTTCATCAAACCATTCTTTTAATATTGCAGGTATAAACCCATCTTTAGTTTGAGAAAATACTGTACCATATGCACTTAATGCATATTTTTCTGTTTGAAAATATTTTTTCCATTCATCAGTTGTTTTTGTTTCTATATTTCCATCTTCATAATGTAAAGTTAATAATTCTCCTGTATTATTAAAAATATTAATATATGCTGCTTCATTTTCTACAAATTGCGCTATCAATGTTTCAGGGCTGGCATTGATACATATTAATGCCGTTGGATACAATGATTCTACATCTACAGAGCCAATCATATTATATTCTCCAGCCTCTGGTTCAAATACAATTGCTCCTCCATATTTGGAATAATAATCATGTCGTTTTGAATCCGGTACGCGAGCATTTAATACATAATTACAATAATTGATTATGGCGGATTCCGCAAGTCGTATAGTTCCGTACACGCTTTCTATCTCTGTAGTTGCCATGTGTGATAATTCTATAGCAAGATTTAAATATTTTAATTTTTCTTCTAATTTTACAATAATTTCAGTATCCACCATATTATATTCAAGATAATAAATAAAATCATTTCTATATAAATCATATAATGATCCTTCATATTCTAATTTTTTATAATTTAATAATTCTTCTTTTGCAATATTATCTAATGAATATGATGATTTATTTTCTTTAACAAATTTTTGATATATTCTTTTATAATCTATAGATTTTCTTCCATATAATATAACAATTTCTTCTGTTGTCTTAAATCCTTCAAAAATTTCTCTTTCTACTTCTCGTATAATTGGATTTTTTGAATTTTGAAAACATAATCTTTTAGTAGACCGTGGTCCTAATATTTTGTTAATTCTTTTATAAATATAGGGAACATCAAAATAATCAGAATTCCATCCTGATATTAGATCATAATCTTTAATAGAATCTAAAAATGTATTTAATAATTCTTTTTCATCTTTACAAAAAATTATCTTACAAGAATCTAATAATTTAGTCGAACAGTCTTCTATGCTGTATTGTGTGTCTGATGGATTATATGGACTATATTGAGGAGGAATGGTTATAATTAATCTTTCATTCGTATTATAAAAATATAAAGAAATAGAATTAATTGGAGCATAAGGATTCTTTACTCCTGAAAATCCTATAAATTTATCATAATCAACCTCAATATCAAAAAATACAATATTTAATTCAGGAATTGCAGTATTATAATAATACTTTGATAATATTTTTTGCTCTAAAGAAATATCAGATTCATATAAATCTATCTCTTTTATTCGTAATTCTTTTCTGGTTTGAAAATATTCTTTAGATGTGTTAAATTCCAACTTTGCTAGATTATTTCCATAAACATCTTTATATTCTCCATCTTTATATTTCACATAAAAATTTAATTCTGGATCATATATTTTTCGTATCCGTTTACCATTTTTTCTTTCCCAGACTATAACATTTTTATAGTCCGGGTCTAACATAGATGAAATATACATTAAAATTAATCTTCAATTCCTAATAAACTTTCACAAACTAATTCCAATTCATTATTTTCTTCACAAACTTCATTATAATTTTGTTTATGATATATGCGAATCGTTTTTCTAAGTATTTTTTTAGATAATTTATACTCGGAATTAATGACATCAATTATATCTTTAAGTTGATCTCTTTTAGATTCAATAGCGTCCAATACATAAGATGCCTCAATAATAGCATCTTTAATTTTTTTTCTATCTATTGGATCAGATGGTAATGTAATATTATCTGTCATATTTTCTCTCCTTTAAACCAGACTTTATAATTTCCTAAAAATTTGTTCATATCATACACGAATAATTCATGTGCTGCAAAATGTATTCGTATTTGATTTAATTCTCCTACGGTAACAGTAGCTGTATTGTTAATAAAATTAGGTGCTCCGGGGAATATAATTAATGTACCCCTTCTAGGATTAAATGAAAATCCGTGAGTTAAAAACTCTAATTGTCCTCCATATACTTCAAAATCAGAATCAAATGCTGGATTATCATTATATTCATTTAAAAATAAAATAGCAGCAAAATCATTATTATTTGAACGTTCCCATTTTTCATTAATCATTATTGAATTTTCACAGACATATGTGGTTTTATCACCTTTATACCCTTCAGGAAACCATTCAAATTGAAACGGTTTTATTCCTTTAATATCAACATCATAATGAGACTCTACTGAAGGTATTATTTCTTCTTTTAATTTTGGAAGAATTCTTATTTCAGATAATGTATTTCCAAAAAATAATGGTTTTATATTACCATCTTTATCCACCTGTGGAAAAATATTATTATTACCTATAATAATATCTTCACATTGCAAAGGGGAAATAAATTCATGGAAAACCATAAATGGATTTTTCATATATAATCCTCTAATTTTTAATTACAAGTAGAAGATCATATCATAGTTATTTGCAGAATTGCAAGTCTTTTCTAAAATAAATGTAATATTTTTTAATTCATTATTTATTGTTACTAGTAAATTAACAGTTGTTTTACCATTTTGTTCACATATATTCATATATAATTCAGAATCTTTATATATTATTTTTCCCGTGCTGCATGCTCCAGAAATGGATTCAAAATTATCAACATACCAAATATTTGTTATAGAATTATCTTCTGTTATTATTTTAGAACTATCAATAAATTCTATATTTGGATGATGTGTTAAAGATTTAATTTCAATTGATTGATTTAATTCATCAATATCTTCTTCATCACATGTGCATTCATCATTTTCAATATTGGATTCATATTCACAAATAAATTCTTTTATTTTACTAATTATATTTTTTACATGCCCATCATCAATACTATCCAATTGTAATTTTAAATCATCTATTAATTTCATTATTACATACCAGTTGATGATTTCACAGATGTTGATGAAACATCTGTATCCCCTCGTAAAAGTTTATTCATTCTAATTAATCTTTTAGATGGCGCTTTACGTTTAGTCATATTAGTCTTTCTAACTCTTTGTCCCTTTTTTAATCTGGCAGATTGCTTACCTTGTCGAACCTTTAATGGGTTTTTTTTAATTCCACAATCAGCAGCATCCGTTACCATACTTCCATCTTTTGGACCACCATAACATCTAAATTTTCTTACAATTTTATTACCATATCTTTTAAATTGACGCTTTACTGCTTCATCTAATTTTTCATATTCATCTTTTGTTATAGTTTCTATAATAATATCAGATTCTGATAATTGATTTTGTCTACTATCTTGTCTATTATCTTGTTGTACATTATTATTTTGACGAGTTTTATCCTTTATATTTTCTTCATCTCGTGTTTTATTAATTGCATTTTGTTGATCTTGTCTAGCTTTTGCTTCTTGCCGTTTTATCATAAATTTTCTATGTAATAATGATATTTGTTTTTGTATAGCATTTTTTTCTTCATTTGTGGCAGCATTTCTTAATGCTGCTTGTAATGCAACTAATTCAGTCTGTTGTTGCCTACGCAAAAGTGCGGGGTCCATAAGTATATCTTCTTCAAATAAAATATGTCTTAATATGCCGCCATCAAAAGAAAATTCTTCAAATGTAGGATTTGAATCATCAAGCATACCTTTACTTTTCTTATATCGATAAGTAGCTAAATCAGCTTGTTTTTTAGCTTCTTTTTCTTTACTTTTTTGTTCATTTTTTTCAGCTTGCATAGCTATTAATTCTTCTCTATTATTTAATGTAGCCTCTGCTGCCCTAGCAGAATATTCCGCCTGCTCAGCCCTAGCTTTTTCTGCTTCTGCTTCATGTCTTGCCTTTTGTTCCTCTGCCTGAGATTTAAGCATATCTATTATACTCATAAGTATAGACTGAGTTGATGATTCATCTTCAATTTCTGAAAAATCTTCAACCGATTCATCATCTATTATTTCTTCTCCTTCTTCCGTTTCATCTCCTATTTCTTCCGGATTAAATTCATCCTCAAAATTACTTTCGCCTTCTAAATCAAATTCATCAGGAGGAACATTTTCATCTTGAATATCAACATCATCATTGGATACAGTAGTACTCGTTTCATCCGCATTATATATAATATCTTCCGGTATACTTGGAAATTCAACATCTCTAACATCAAATAAATCTTTTAATTTATATAATAATTCAGCTAAAGAAATATCTTTTAAATCTACACCCTCATCTTTAAAATTTTTCAATTCTGAAAGATATGCGCTTATATATGTTTCAAAATCATTTGCTTGTGTATTTAAAATAGTAACTTTCATTAAGTTACCTTTATCATCTTCCACGCCATATGTAATTACATCTTCATCATCTCTTGTATTTTTATTTTCAAAATTACTTAATTGTGAAAGAACACTATCCAAATTAAAACTTTCAGAAATAGAAGAAACTATTTTTAATTTTTTCTTTTTACTATCTAATTTATATGCATTAACTGGAATCATATGTAATTTATTATTTAATATCTTATAAAAGTTTATAATATAATCTTTAAAAGTTTTTGGTTTGTTTCTACGTTTTGTACCTAATCTATTTGGAAACGCTGCAATAGAGTGTGCAGATACTGATCCACTTACTGAATTCTCTTTAATTGATTTATTCATCTAAAACTCCAAAATATTAATTACATTAAGTATTTATAAAATATTCTATTTTCTAGTTCTATTTCCAAACAATTCTCGTTCAGTAACTACTAAAAATTCTATATTTCGTTCCTTACACCATTCAACAGCGGCATTCCATTTTAAAGTATTAATTCCATGAATATAATCTTCTTGCAATTTAATTCTAGGATTTCTTGATCTTGATTTTTTTGTTTGTTTAAATGGTTTTATTTCAATTAATTTTTTATTAACTGTTCCATTTTCATTTTGAACAACAACATATAAATCCGGTTTATATTTTTTAACTTGTAATTTACCCATAGTTTTTATACTAGGGATAACATAAAGTATATCAATTATTTCATATCCCCACTCCAATATATATGGATTATTATCACATACTTTAAATGCTTCTTCTTCCCATGAAGATTTATATTTTAGTTGTCTGATGTCTCCTAAATATTTTTGAGGATTTCTTAACGGGAATGGTTTAGTCGCCTGTTTCCATTTTCTCATGATTATATACGTGCAAGACGTGGTGGTAAAATTCCATCATCTGGATTTCTTCTTTTTATTTCTTCTGCCGCTTTATTTGGTGGAAGAGGTAATTCATCTAATTTAATATTACTTTCAGTTTTCGGCACACCAGAGGTATCAGACCCACCTTCATGAATTATATTAAATGTGTCATATATAAATGTAAAACTTATAGTATTTACCTCAGAGGTCGCCATATCTAATTCATCTAAAATTACACTTTGAATTTTAGGATTTAAATAATCATATATTACTTTTTTTCCTGAATTATTTATAAAATGAGTTACTCTTATATTTTTTATTACCCCACTACGAGCATCTTCGTCAAGTGGACCTATAGTAGAAGCTGTACTTAATCCTGCTCTATATAATAATGGTGCCTGACTTTTATTATTTTTAGTTATTGGACTTATTGCCTCCATATAATTTTTAAAAATATCATGCGCTCTATTTTGTCTATCGTCATATAATGTTACTGTTATAATTCCAAAATCAACACGAACTGCCACCTTTGTCATAAAATTATAATAATTAACATCTTCATATATAATATTAGGAACCGGACGAGTTATTTGTTTTATTCCAAAATCAATTTTAAGAGGGTCTTCATTGCCCTTTGTAGTGCCTTGTAATACATTAGAATATTCTAATGTCAATGTAAAATTAAATTTTAATTTTGGGGCATCTACACCAGCAAAATCATCTTTAATTTCTCTTGCCGGTCCATATAATGCCACTCCAAATTTTGATTCCCGCAAAATCATTTATAAACCCACTCTTTAATAGTTTGTGTACCCAATATAAATGTTGTTTTATTATATGTTGAAAAAACTTTATTTCCAATTTTTACTTCTTCTGCTATAGACCCACTTAATATATTAAATGCTAATGCAATACTAAATCCATTTCGAACTCCGGATTTTACAGGTATTATCATTTCCAGTGTATCTAATACAACGTCTGTTGCCTGATCTAAAGGTAATGTTTTCATTTTAGATGGAGGAACATTTAATTTATTTTCAAATAATTCCAATGTTCCAGTATATGATTTATTAGATATTATCATACTCATTCTATCTAATAATTTTAATCCATAAATTAATGGATTATTATCATTATTTAAAAAATATTTTTTATATTTTTCAATTGTAATTTTATTAGATTCATCAATATTTTCTATTAATACAGATGAAGATGATCCTTGTTTTATATTGGATTGTGTATACGCTCTTACTGAAGATGTAAATTTATCTTCTAATGGTGATACATTTATCACCTTATTAAATGTTTTAAATATATTAATCATATAATCTATTTATAAAAAAATGGCTTCCGTTGGAAGCCATTTAAAAATTATATTATTTTTATATTTAACTGGCTCCGCCGCTTGCTCTTGCTCCTCTGTAAGCGCCAAAGATTTCTTCTCGTGCATGATCATAACTTATAGTTGTTACAATCTTTACAACTTCACTTGCAGAATAATCTAAATCACCCCAATCTACATTTTCAAAATAACATCCATCAATTTTCCAAATTTCTAATGGAATCCTATCGCCATCAAGCATTATCATATGTAAACCGAATTTATAATCTTGTCCGGCTGCGGTCTGTGGTAACATTGGGGCAGAAAATGGGCCAATAATTCTTTGTTGGCGTTCTAATTGTCCTTGAATAGCAGCTACAACCAATCCACCTAGATCAGATTCAAAGGTTATATTAATTGTTTGCCATGTGTATTTACCAGCAATAAAAGCTCTTGTATTATATCTATCTAGCGTTATTTTATCAAAATTTAATTTTGGACGATCCGCAGATATTGCCTGTAATGTCAATGGTTTTGCATCTCCCAAAAGCCAAAAGAAATTTATTTTCCATTTATTTTTATGTTGTGGATGATATATTCCTGTTCCTTCCACACCAAGATCGCTAAGTAATCCCATTATAAAATCTCCTTTAGATAAATACTTACATATATTTATAATCAATGATAATAATTTTTATTTTTTTAAGGAGAGCAAATATGCAATTTATAGAATTTTTGATAGAAAAGATTGATAACATTACAAATGAAGCAGATATTGTTCTTCATCAAATCATAAATAATGTAGATGAATCTCATGTAGATTATAATGAAAATAGATTAGATTTTAATATAGGGATATTAATAAAAAGATCAGAATATTCAAGATTATATATGACTATTTTTAAGGAAAAGGAAGAATTTATTGATTTAGCAAAAAACAATAATAAAGATGGGTTTACTATCGTTGTAAAGACTTCTAATTATCCAAATAGAATGGAAATAGATAATTTTCTTTCAAATACCAAAATATATAATTCTGTTAAAAAAGAAATTGTAACTTTTATTGATGAATATTATGATGATACGCATGAAGTAATAACATCATATGAAGCATCCAAAGAAGTCAATACCGATGAAAATTTTGAAAATTTATATAATACAATTATAAATGGAATGAAAGATAAAATAAAAGAATATAAAAATATAGCTGAAGATTTAAATAAAAAATTAGAAACCACGGCTAATGAAGCAGAACGACAAACATTAGTAAGAAGTCTGGAAAAATTACAAGATGAATATTTTGGAAATACATTTAAAAAATTCAAAAAAATAGCAGTGGGTATAATTGAAATAGATATGACCAGACTTGAAAAAGAATATAAACGAAAGCTTGATACCAGATTAGAAAATTTTTATGAATATATAACTAATAATATTTTAAAATAATATTGAGATCAAAATATTATGAAATTAAATCAAATCCTTCCATCATATCTTTTATTAGAAGACAAAATTTCATATCTTTCTCAACATTTAAATGATAAATTATTATCCGTTTATAAACAAGATAATATTGCATATAATAAAAATCCTGAAGTTTCTTCTATAGAAATATTAAAACAATTACAAGATGCTGATTTTAATAACAAATATCTTCAATGGATTGCAAAGGAATATATCAACAAATCTTATAGATTAGAAGATATCAATCGGGTTAAAACCGCTTTAAAACAATTTCATAAGAACAAGCATCAATTAGAAAAAAAAGATATCAATCAATATTCATTGCATGAACTGGAAGATATTATAGATAATTTAATACCTGAAATATCAAAAAGACAGGAGAAATTAGAGATAAAGAAAGAAGGTGCGGATGTTGTAAAGAAAGGAAGTGATGGAATTATATTAAAATTAAAAACAAAAGAAGCGGCATGTTATTATGGGAAAGGCACAAAATGGTGTACAGCGGGTAATAAGAACAATGCATTTGATGAATATAATGAAGACGGTCCATTATATGTTTTTATATCGAATGATGGCAGGAAATTTCAATTTCATTTTGAATCATGGCAATTCACGGATGAAAAAGATCAAAAAATTAATGTTAAGGAATTAATGGAAAAATATCCAACGGTTAATTCATTTTTTAAAGATAAGGAAAAAGATATAACAAAAAATGCATATGATTCATATCAATATGCAGTAAATGTAATTGAAGGTAGATTTCCTGAAGGTGAAAAAATTATAGCAGCAGATGTATTATATTCATATCAATATGCAAGAGATGTAATTGAAGGTAGATTTCCGGAAGGTGAAAAAATTATAGCAACAGATGTAGTTTATTCATATTATTATGCATTAAATGTAATTGAAGGTAGATTTCCTGAAGGTGAAAGAATTATAGCAACAGACGCCGAATATTCAGTTTATTATGCAATATATGTAATTAAAAGCAGATTTCCGGAAGGTGAAAAAATTATAGCAACAGATGCATATTATTTAAGAAAATATAAACAATTTTTAAATTCAATAAAATAATTTAATTTATCACTTGCAATATTTTAATTATTAGTTTCACCACTAAATTTAAATTAGAAGATTAATTAAATACCCCAATATATTATAAATACTTTTAGTATAAGGAGATTATATTTATGGGAATTTATGATGGATTCCATGATTCACCAAATCAAATAAAATCAGAAGGTCAACAAATTGATTTAGCATTTGTTAGAAATGGTGATGGTACTGGTATTATTAAATGGAACATTCCTGTTCCAGTTGCTGGATGTTCTGTTGAAGATCAGGCATATGATGGTATTGTTATTTTAGTATCTGATAAACCTGCTAATTATATTGAATCATCTCCGAAAAATGAAACATATTATTCCGCCGATCCTACTTTTGATCCGGAATTGCATGCGGGTGATAAAATTGATGATTCTAGGGTAGTTGGTGCATTTTATCATGATAAGATCACAAAAACATTACTTGTACAAAATGTGTTAGAAAAGACTCCATATTATGTTTCTGCATATGCTGTTGATAATGTTGGACGTTATCATAGAGAGGGTGTTCATGCTTATTCACTTCCTACTGGACCTGATGAATATAATTCGTCTGTTGATACACCTGCGAGATATGATATTGGATTGGATTTAAATCCTGTTGAAAATTCTACCATTACTGGATTAGTAGATGGGACAGAATATAATTTTAAAATTATAATAAATGGAACAGAATATGAAATAGAAATAGATGGTGCGGATGCATTAACATATGGAGATTTAGTTACTGCTGTAAATGAAGAATTTAAACTTATAACTGATGCAGAAAGTAAGGATTTAAATGCCATACATTATTATTTTGACTCTGATAATAATAAATTATATAAATGGAATTTTGATCAGTATGAAGAAATTGATGTAATTATAAATTCTGCTGATTTAACTATTCCAGTATTGGGTTCATATTGGTATGATGGAGAAATTTTATATGTTTATGAAAGTGGTGGATGGGCGACAGTACCACTATTAAAATTATCATATGATCCGGTTAATCCGACTTGTGATGCTCTTTGGTTTGATGGAACTAATGCTTGGATATGGGAGAATTCTCATTGGTGTAAATTAGTTACATATATACAAAGTACAAGCCCTCTATTACCTCCTGTTATGTCTTGTGATGATTACTGGTATGATATAGCAAATTTCATATTATATGGCTGGGATTTGGATAAAAATGGTTGGGAAGAAAATGATGTTATTTATTCTAGTATTGATCCAAATATTATAGGAGTTGGTGATTATTGGTATAATCAAAATAATTTGGAAATGAAAGTATTAGTAAATTCAATATGGGAAAATTTGGTTAATATTGAATATAGTGAAAGAAATGAGGCTGGTACATTAGATTCTCCCGTGGGAAATCAATATTGGTATATTCCATCAGAACAATTATTTTATAGAAGAAATAGCACAAATACTGAGTGGATAAATTTAGATTTTATTTTATCTCCATCTGATCCAACAGATAGAAAAAGTTGTGATTTGTGGTGGAATTCTTTAGCAGATGAATTATACACATGGGATGAATTATCAAGTTCGTGGATATTAGTAAATTCATTTGTACAATCCTCTATTGATCCATCAAATCCACCAGAATTAGAAAATGATAGTGCTTGGTATAATCCAGATACTGAAAAATTACAATTATTAACTACTGTAGACTGTAAATTTAAAGATGCAGAATATATTGATTATCCTTCTGATCCAACACTTATTGGAGATGGGGTTGGATGGCTTAATTCTGATAATGAATTTAAAGTATCTAATGGTATAGGTGGGTGGGTTGATATTATTCCAATAATTGCAACTACCGATCCATATATTATTAATATTAATGATTTTTGGTATAATACATCTGTTAATTTATTATATCAATGGGATGGAAGTACATGGATAGAAATTGATACAGTTGATTCATTATTTTATCCTGAAATTAATTTATTAGTTTTGAATACTGTTGATGATAAATTATACATATGGAATGGAATTACATGGATAGATGGCGATTCAATAGCTGAAGTTATTTTAATAAATCCAAATACATCTACCGAGAGAAATAGTTTATGTTTTATAACTTCTGCTGTTGGATGTACACAAAGTATAAGAATTGTTATAGAGGCTGGAAATTTATTCACACAATTGGGGACTACTGTAATATATTATGATCCAGTAAATGGAGCATCTAGATTAGAAAAAGGACCTAGTTATCTTGCGTTAGGAATTGGTGATGATGGAAGTCCTGATGAGAGAAGAAATTTACATAGAATAATACGTCAAAAATTAGGGCATCCAACACAAAAAGTTGAATTAACTGATGATCAAATAGATGAGGCTATAAATTCTGCATTAATAATGGTAAGAAAATATTCTGGTTATGGATATCATAGGACATATTTCTTTTTAGATTTAAAGCCAAATCAACAACGATATATTTTAACTAATAGATGTGTTGGATTTAATAAAATTACTGGTATAAATTATATATATAGATTACGTTCAGGATTTTTGAATGGTGTATCCAGAGGGGCATATGATATATTTGGATATCAGGCACTTGTTCATTTGTATAGAACTGGAACATTTGATATGTTAAGTTATCATTTAGTTTCTGCCTATACTGAAGATTTACAAATAATGTTTGCTGATCATATAACATTTGATTGGGTAGAAAATACTAGGGAGTTAAAATTATATCATACAGTATATGGTCCTGAAAGAGTCTTATTAGATACATATATAGAATGCACAGAACAAGAAATATTTTCAAATAGAGAAACTGTTGAATGGGTTAAACGGTGGTCACTTGCTGAAAGTAAAATGATGCTTTCACAAATACGAGGTAAATTTCAAACATTACCCGGACCACAGGGAAGTACTACATTAAATTCTCAAGAATTAATTACTCAGGCAGAATCAGAAATATCTGAATTGAAATTAGAATTAGAAGATGCCTCTATGCAAAATTTAGAAGAAGCTGGAATGGGCGCACATTTTATATTAGGTTAATATGACTAAGGATACTTGTACAATAGAAAAGATTCCATTTGATGAATGTCAAACCGATGATACTATTAATAATGGAGATTCAAATACATGTTTTGATGGTATGTGTGTTGAGATTCGTGATGGGCAATTATGTCCCGTAGATAACTTCAGAAGTCCATGGGAAATAACAGAAAATTCTTCTGATGCATGTATTATTGATTCTTATTTAAATGAGCAGCTTAATATTGGTGGTGCTGATATTAATGTATATAAATTATTAGGAATTCATGAACAAGGCAAATTACAAGATTTGACAGGTGATGGAATTGCTATTTCTGGTGGTGATCATCCTAATTTTAAAGCGAAAAATGCTTTTGATTTATTTAATACAGAGTGGAGATCATTACAATTAGGAGAAAATATTGTTAAAAATTCATATATTGGTTATGATTTTGGAGAAATAAAATTAGATAATAATAGATTACGATATGGAATAGAGACTTTTATTAAACATAATATAAGTCGTATAAGAATAAAACAAGGGTGTGATACAATTAATAAAGTGAAAAAAATAAGATTAGAACGTTCTCATGATGGAAAAAAATGGTATGGTGTTGGTATTTCTGATGTGCAGGATTGTGATGGTATTGTTACAATTGATTTTAGGGCGTCTGTTCCATCAAGATATTGGAGAATTCGTCCAATAGAGTTTGGTGGAGGGGAAAATGATTATTGGGGCATACAAGCGTTACAATTAATTGAATATGAAAAAACACAAATAAATAACATTCAAGATAAATTATTAATGGAAAATAGAGATAGAGATTATGCAGAATTTCCGGAAAAATTGAAAGGTTCTTATACACCATTTGATACCCAAGCATTTATTAGTAAATTAGGTTTAGCTAATAATTTTAATAGTGAACAATATTTTATAGAATTTAATTGGTCAGATATAATTAGAGTTATTGGCAGACCGTTAGTTATAGGAGATATAATACAATTACCTAGTGAAACTCAATATACTGTATCATTAACTCCAGTTTTAAAATATTTAACTATAATAGATGTTGCATGGAGTCCGAACGGTTATTCTCCACAATGGATACCATTATTAGTTCGAATTATAGCTGAACCGGCATTTGCTTCTCCGGAAACTCAAGATATTTTTGGAAAATTAACGGAAGATTATGATGAAACTGGGTTGGCAGATACAAATGATGGTATTAATAATAAGAAATATCAAGATATATTTGATATTGACCACACTATAAGTGCTCAAGCAAATACAGAAGTTCCTGAACGTGGGGAAGATTTTGCAAATGTTCAAAAATTTTCTCCAGAATTATATGAATGGGAAGAAAAACATGGAGATGCTAATTTAAAACGGAAAGATAGAGTTGGAAATATATGGGGACAAGATGCCATGCCCCCAAATGGTGAATCATTTACGCAAGGTGATAATTTCCCTCCATCTCCAAAAAATGGTGATTATCATAGATTAACTTATAGTAATATTAGACAGGGTATACCTCCAAGGTTATATAGATTTTCTACGGAAAAGAATACATGGATATATTTAGAAACTGATAAAAGAGCTTATAATTCTGTTATTGAACCTAGATTACAGGAATTTTTTAATCCTGATACATCAACAGTTACTAGACCTGATGAAATTGATGAAGAGTTCAAAAAATGAAATTAAATCAAATCCTTCCATCATATCTTTTATTAGAGGATAAAATTTCATATCTTTCTCAACATTTAAATGATAAATTATTATCTGTTTATAAACAAGATAATATTGCATATGATAAAAATAAAGATTTATCTTCAATGGGAATATTAAAAATATTACAAACTGCTGATTTCAATAACAAATATCTTCAATGGCTAGCAAGGGAATATATCAATAAATCTTATAGGTTGGAAGATATCAATCGGGTTAAAACCGTCTTAAAGCAATTTCATAAGAACAAGCATCAATTGGAAAGGAAAGATATAAATGAATATTCATTGCATGAACTTGAAGATGTGGTTGATAATTTAACACCTGAAATATCCAAAAAACAGGAGAAAACAGAAATAAAGAAAGAAGGTGCAGATGTTATAAAAAAAGGAAGCGACGGAATTATATTGAAATTAAAAACAAAAGAAGCCGCATGTTATTATGGAAAAGGCACAAAATGGTGTACAACGGGTGATAAGGACAATGCATTTGATGAATATAATGAACAAGGACCGTTATATGTTTTTATATCGAATGATGGCAGGAAGTTACAATTTCATTTTGAATCATGGCAATTTATGGATGAAAGAGATAAAAAAATTAATGTTAAAAAGGTGATGGAAAAATATCCAACTGTTAATTCATTTTTTAAAAGAAAAGAAAAAGAATTTGCAACAAATGCAATAACTTCATATCATTATGCAGAAAGTGTAATTGAAGGCAGATTTCCTGAAGGAGAAAAAATTATAGCAACAAATGCAAGATATTCATATTATTATGCAATGAATGTAATTGAAGGTAGATTTCCTGAAGGAGAAAAAATTATAGCAACAGATAAAGAATATTCATATTTATATGCCAAAAATGTAATTAAAGGAAGATTTTCTGAGGGTGAAAAGGTTATAGCAAAAGATGTAATATATTTACATAGATATAAACAATTTTTAAACTCAATAAAATAATTTAATTTACCACTTGCAATATGTTAATTATTAGTTTATCATTTTATCAAATTGGAGTATGTATAATTGGAAATGAAGAAACAGAAGCATCTGTTTGAAATATTATTATCTTCAAATGATGTTTTCTCAAGATGTATATCAATAATAAAACCAGAATATTTTGATGGCGAAATAAAATTAGCCACTAAATTTGCATTAGAATATTTTTCAAAATATAATTCTATACCTGATATAGATACTATTAATGCAGAATATGATTTAAATTTAAAATCACAAATTACCCCAACTGATAAGATAGCATATACATGTGATGAAATTGAAAAATTTTGTAAAGAATCAGCAGTTGCTTTGGCTATGTTAGAATCAACAAATGATTTACAAGCTGGTAATTTGGGTATTATTGTAGAACGGATGAAGGCAGCAGTTGATATATCTTTAAAAAGAGATTTAGGATGGGAAATTTTTTCAGAAGATTTTTTAGAAAAATTAGAGGCAGCATTAGCACAGCAAGAAACTGAATCTACTGGAATAAAAGCATTAGATAAAAATTTAAAAGGTGGATTATCACGTCAACAAGTTACTATATTTACTGCTAATTCTGGTATTGGTAAGTCTATAATGTTGAATAATCTTGCATATAATTATTCAGCACAAGGTTTAAATGTTGTATATTTATCTTTGGAATTGCCTAGAACGATGGTATTTGCTAGATCATCTGCTATTATTTCTGGATATGATGTGGATTTTTTACAGGATTATAAATCTGAAATTTCTTCTGTTATTACAAATGTAAGATCAAAAACAATTGGATCATTAATTATAGAACGAATTAATGGAAATGCCACAACTAATGATATACGTTCATATTTAACACATTATGAATTAGAATTTAAAAAAACTCCTGATGTTTTAATTGTTGATTATTTGGATAAAATGACACCAAACCAAGGGGTTTCTAAATTGTCTATATCTGAGCAGGATAAATTTAAGAGTGAACAATTAGCAGAATTAGTGTATGATTATAATATGATATGCGCAACTGCTAGTCAACAAAATAGAGAAGCAATAGGAAATGCAGCCCCTGAACAAGATGTAATTGGTGGGGGACTGACTAAACTTAATACAGTAGATAATGTAATATCATTATATATGGATAAACAAATGAGATTAAGAGGAGAAATGTTAGCATTCTTTTTAAAGACTAGAAATTCTGGCGGAGTAGGTAAATCAATACCTTTACATTATGATGCAAAAACATTACGTATAACTGATACTGGTGATTCAAATAATAATAATTTATTTGATTTGGCTCGTCGTAGAAAACAGTTAAATGGAGATTTAGAATACATATCAGGATTAGAATTTGAAAATGAAAAAACAACATTAAATGAAAATGGTATTAGTTTAATACAATTTATGGAGAGTTTATAATATTATGGAAAATACAACACAATTTGAAGTGAACGGGAAAACAATGAATGTAGATGAATTACCTAAATCAATAAGAGATTTAGTTAGTTTATATGATTCAGTACGAGAAGATATGGAAAAAATATTATATCAACATCAAGTTCTTATGTATTCTGCATTGGGTATAAAAAATAAGATTGCTAATGATATAAGTAATATAATCAAAGAGGAAACATCAAATGAACAAGCATGATAAAATTATTGAAGAATATAAAAATTATATTAAACACAATATATTAGGTAAAAGTTTTGATTTTAATACATGGGCGCAGCATCAATATGGAATATCGCCTAATATAAATATTAATTTGAAATTATTATTTGATGTTATAGATATTAAAAATAGTAATAAATAGATATATGACAGATCAAAAAATTGAAAAGAAAGTTCAACAAATTAATCATTCCTTTGAGAAAGCTTTAGGTGTTCCATGTGGAACTACTGAAGTTGTTAAAACTAAAATTAAAAGTATCGCTATAAAATCCGAAGATTATGATTTAAAAGATGAAGAAATTGAAGAGGATTTTTTAAATATATATGATAAATCTCTTGAATTATACGAACTTCTTTTAGATGAGATAGATGATGCCGAACAGAATAAAGTAAGCAGATTAGCTGAAGTTGCGGCCATAATGTTAAATACCGCATTATCTTCGGCGGAAAAAAGAAGAATAATGAAGCAACATATAGATACATTACAACAAAAAGAACGATTATTAGAATCATCCGGGAAAAATCCAAAAGGAAATATTAATAATGTATTTGTTGGAACTTTTCAAGAATTGATGAAATATTTAAATAAGGATGATAATCTTGACAAGAATGATAAGTCTGTTATAGAATCTGTTGATTATGATAAAGATTCTTCTGAATGAAATAATATCAAGGAGTATTTTAATATGGATTATTTAATAGCTGGTCCGTCTAGCACTGAATATTTTATTATACAATATAGGGCAGCATTAAACGCTAATTTAAGTCGTGAACAATTGGCTAGTTATCTCGGTATTATACCCGATACAATAATGCGTAAAAGATTAAAAGTATTTGAAAAGACTGGATTGAGATTGCCTCTTATTGATTTGTCTGGAGAATATAATATTCCTACTGATAAACTTGATATATTTGAAATTGCTATTCAAGAATTAAAAGACAAATTTGGACCTATCAGATTAGATGAATATGAAATTAATAAAAGATATATTATAACATCTGCACAAAATGCTACTCCAATAAATCATCAATTTCTTAATACTATTTTGAATTATTGCAATATTAATAATGCAGAATTATTAATTATACCATTAAGATATAAAAATCCTACGTCTATGTGGACATCTAAAAATATGGATTCTGAATGGTGGAATGAGGATATAAAATCTTATATTCAAGATTATTCTAGAAAATTAGGAAAATCTTTAGAATATATGGGACATATAAAAATACAACCAACTGCTACAAATCCGTTATCTGGTTTTGAAAGTTATACCGGAGAATCATCTGGAATATTTGGACATCCAAAATTAGAATTACGATGTATTGCTACTCCAAATAAATCACTACCAAAAATATTAACAACAACTGGAAGCATAACCGTACCTAATTTTACAGATTCTAAAGCTGGACATAAGGGTGCATTTCATCATAATTTTGCAGCATTGGTGGTGGAAGTTGATTCTAATGGACATCATCATATTAGACATATACACTGGAATGATAAAGATAAGGGATTTTATGATTTAGACTCATTTTATACTACAACTAATGTAAAAAGAAATATAAGAATAATGGGATTGGTTACTGGCGATACACATGCTGAATTTTTAGATAAAAATGTTGAGCATGCTACATATGATGGAAATGATTCATTATGTGGAGTCTTACGTCCTAAATATTTAGTATGGCATGATGTAGAGGATTTTTATCGTAGAAATCATCATCATAAAGGTAACGATATTATTTCATATGGTAAACATCATTTAGGACGCAATAATGTTGAAGAGGGGTTACAATTAACAGCCGATGTTATAGATAGATATTCTCACTCGGATACTATTAATGTTATAGTTAAATCAAATCATGATGAAGCTTTTGATAGATGGTTGCGTGAGTCGGACCCAAAGGATGATCCGGAAAATGCAAAATTTTATCATTATATGAAATACCATCAATATAAAAATGTAAAGATTACACCTACTGGATTTGAAACTATTGATCCATTCGCATTTTGGTGTTTTAATCCTGATGAACAAAAAGGATTACAATCTAAAGAAAATACTATTTTTTTGGCACGAGATAAAAGTAATGTAATATGTGGGATAGAAACTGGATTTCATGGAGATATAGGATCAAATGGTAGTCGAGGATCATTAAGTTCTTTTTCAAAAATAGGTCCAAAAGTTATTATAGCTCATTCTCATACTCCCGGAATTAGGGAAGGCGCATATCAAGTTGGCGTAAGTGCTATGTTAGATTTGGAATATCAAAGTGGTCCTAGTAGTTGGATGCATACTCATTGTATCGTTTATCCTGATGGTACACGCACTTTAATACATATAATTGATGGTCAGTATAAAGGAAATTTTTAATGTATTTATATGATTATCAGCGTCATCAGATCAATAAAATAAGACGTGGCGGTAATTATATAATACAAGGATCACGACAAGTAGGAATAACTTCTATATTAGTAAATTATTCATTATTAAGAGCATCAGAAGATTATAATTCTAAAGTTTATTATTTTATTAATAGGTTTGATATAATAAAATATATTGAAAGAACAGTTTCTGATATATTATATTCTGCGAAAACTGGTGCAGTATCTATTTTTGATAGAAATTTGAATATTAAAGAGATAAATGCATCTTCTAGTGGAAGTTCCGGTATTAAATTTTCAAATGGATCGGAAATTAAAATATTAACTCCGGCACATTTATCTGTTCCCGGTCAATATATTTCCCCAGATTTAATTATTGTAGATAATGCAAATATGATGAATGAAATAGAAATTAATAATATTTTTCGTAGTATTAATAGCCCTACTAAACCACAAATAATTTTTGGATTTACGGGTCCATTTTTTAAAAATAAATATCTTTATGAATTATATCTTTCTTCTCTTAGGGGAGAAGAAAATTATGAATATATTCGTTTACCTTGGGAACTTTCTGTAAAATCTGAAAAAAAGGAAGAATTTATTAATATACATGAACCTACCACTGCTTGGTTGCATGATTTTGAATTATTATCAGTAAATTCTTAGTATTACGTATCCATCAATAAATTTAATCATAAATATCATTATGATTAAATTTATTGGATATTTTCATGGGCAGAAGTAGTAATACTAAACTTAAAAAGGCATTTACCGAAGAATCATATACTCCAGAAATGTTGATAGAGGTTAAAAAGGTTCATGATGATCCGATATATTTTTGTAGAAATTATGTATATATAAAACATCCAACTAAAGGTCAAATTTTATTTGATCTATATGATTATGAAGAAGATTTGATGCTAAAATATCAATATAATAGATTTAATATTGTATTGAGTGCAAGACAAACGGGGAAAACAGAAACGACCGCTGCATATTTATTGTGGTACGCCATGCATAATGAGGTTAAAAATATTCTTATTGCGTCTAATAAGTCTGATAATGCTATGGATATTATTAGTAAAATACAAAATTCATATGAAGAATTGCCGTCATGGTTAAAACCCGGAATAAATCAAAATAATTGGAATAAACATACGTGTGAATTTGAAAATAAGAGTATTATAAGAGCAGAGACTACATCTGAAACTTCCGGGCGCAGTAAATCCATCTCATTACTTTTTTGTGACGAATTTGCATGGGTACCGGATTTTATACAAGAAGAATTTTGGGCAGCTATTTTGCCAACATTATCTACTGGTGGATCATGTATAATTGCATCTACTCCAAATGGAGATTCTGATAAATTTGCAGAATTATGGAGACAAGCCGAATTAAGTGTAGATTTATCTTCTGGGGAAGAATATAGTGGAAATGAATTAAAATTTGTACCAACATGGATAAAATGGGATATGCCTCCTGATAGAGATGAAAAATTTAGGGAAGGTATTATAAATTTATTTGGTATGAGAAAATGGTTACAAGAGTATGAATGTCATTTCTTAGGTGAGGAGGGGACATTATTAGATAATAGAATTCTTATAGAACGTGAGAATAAAATTTTAGAAAAAAATACAAATGTTTTATTTACTTTAGAAAATATACCATTTTTTGTACCAATTAAAATGGGTACAACATATTTAGTTGGTGTTGATCCGGCAACTGGAACGGGGTCTGATCATACTGTGGTTGAAATATGTGAATTTCCATCTTTAGAACAAGTGATGGAATTTAGAAGTAATTCAACTAGATCAACACAAATATATGAATTATTAAAGAAAATATTTATGTTTTTCACGAATAATGAATGTGAAATATTATTTTCAGTGGAAAATAATGGTGTTGGTGAAGGTATAATATCATTATATGATAATGATGAAGAGTTGCCAGTAAATGTATCTATGATACATGAATCAGGAAAAGCTAGATACGGATTTACCACGACAGATTCTATAAAATTAAAATATGCTAATAAATTAAAAACGTTAATTGAAAATGATGAATTTAATATACATTCTGTTACATTATTAAAAGAATTAAAAAATTATGTTAGAAGGGGTAAAGCATATGAGGCAAAACGAGGTTCCACGGATGATTGTATTTCGGCTATATTGATTATTATAAGAATATTAGATGATTTAGCTGAAAATGATGAAGAGGCATATAATAAATTATATTCTTTATCTATAACAAAAGATGATTATTGGGATAATGAAGATATGGAAATAATAGATGATTTTGATGATTCTCCACCATTTATAGTATAAATATCTAAATATATTTGGAAATTATAATGAATATACTATTAGAACTTACATTTGATAAATTAATTAGAAATACTGACAGAGCATTTAAAAATGATAGAAATGTTAGAGCATCGGATGTAAAAATAACTAATACAATTTTTATACCTTATATTAATGATAATTATTTAGAGGTAGAAGCTGAATCTAAAACTGATAATGGAAAATATATTTCTAGAATAGTGTTTGAAAATATATTTTATAGAGATGAACCATCGAAAAGAACTGCTCGCATTGTAACTGTTGATGGTGCAGAATATTATTTTGATAGAATAAATAGAAGTAGATCAAATGTTAAAGTTAGTTGTACATGTTTAGATTTTCATTATAGATTTGCTATATATAATTATAGAGATAATGCATTAGCTACTGATCCGCCTAAACCATATGTTAAAAAAACGGATAGACCTCCTGTTAATCCCGCAAAGGTTTCGGGAGTATGTAAACATATTATCCGTATGGTTGAAGAACTAGAACGTGATAATATTTTTATTCAAGGCTTGACACGCCGAAAATAAACTATATAATATTAGTTTAATAAGAATATTATTATAATAGTTATAATATTTATGATAGTTAAGAATAATTAGGATAGTTAAACAAAAAGGAGTAAAATTATGCCTACAATTAGTTCATTAAAAATTCAAGAGATTCAAAAGCGACTTAAAGAACGTAGTAAAAAACAACAATCATTTAAAGGTACAGTTGATAAAAACTTTTTCCCATTTTGGAATATGGAAGCGGGAGAAGAAGCAGTAGTAAGGATTATTCCGGATAGTAATCCTGATAATCCTTTACCATATTATATAGAAAGTTTTAATCATAAATTAATTATAGATGGAAGAGAAAGAACAGTAATTTGTCCAAAAACTTTTGATTCAACTACGGATTGTCCAATTTGTGAGCGGTCTCAAAAATATTATAGAGAAAATAATAAAGAGAAAGGCAGTTATTATTGGCGTAATCGTAATAATCTAGTTAGAGTCTTAGTTCTTAAAAGTCCATTAACTGTTAAGGATGAAAATGGTGATACTGTTGAATATGAAGGAAGAGTATGCACATCGAATTTTGGCTCACAAGTATTGGAAGCATTTGAAAATCAAATGTCTCAAATGGAAGAAGATGATAATGCGCCATGGATGTTTAAAGATGGATTTAATTTTCATATAAAGAAAACAACTCAGGGAGAGCATTATAATTATGCATTTAGTTATTTTGATAAAAAGCCATCATCTTTACCTGATGAATTTATAAACAATATAGAACTTATTGATTATAAAGATTTGTTACCAGATAAACCGCATATAGAAAAAGTTCAACATTATTTGGATGCCCATGATGGTGCGGTTGAATTTAATCCAAAATATTCTTCTGATGAGGATTCTAAAGATGTAGAATCATCTAATGATAATACTGTTGTAATTCCACATATTGATGAATCTGTTACTGTAGAAAATTCTAAAGTAATTATTGATGATTCGGATGAAGATGATTTCATTAAAAATATTTTAAGTAGGAAATAAAGTAAATATAATTATGGGGGAGAAATCCCCCTAATTATATTAAAAGAATAATATATTAATTAAAAATTGAAATATTTAAAATATTACAAATAATTTTAATTTGATAAAATAATTTCTCATAAATATCTTTAATCTTATGGAATTTAAAAATGAAATTAAATCAAATCCTTCCATCATATCTTTTATTAGAAGACAAAATTTCATATCTTTCTCAACATTTAAATGATAAATTATTATCCGTTTATAAACAAGATAATATTGCATATAATAAAAATCCTGAAGTTTCTTCTATAGAAATATTAAAACAATTACAAGATGCTGATTTTAATAACAAATATCTTCAATGGCTGGCAAAGGAATATATCAATAAATCTTTTAGATTGGAAGATATCAATCGGGTTAAAACCGCTTTAAAACAATTTCATAAGAACAAGCATCAATTAGAAAAAAAAGATATCAATCAATATTCTTTCCATGAACTGGAAGATATCATAGATAATTTAACACCTGAAATATCAAAAAGACAAGAGAAAATAGAAATAAAGAAAGAAGGTGCGGATGTTATAAAGAAAGGAAGTGATGGAATATTGTTAAAATTAAAAACAAAGGAAGCAGCATGTTATTATGGGAAAGGCACAAAATGGTGTACAGCAGGTGATAAGAACAATGCATTTGATGAATATAATGAAGAAGGACCGTTATATGTTTTTATATCAAATGATGGCAGAAAATTTCAATTTCATTTTGAATCATGGCAATTCATGGATGAAAGAGATCG